AACTGTTCCTGAAGATAGATATGATGTTATCGAGAGTATGGTAGATAAACTTGATGAAATGGAAGGAAAACTCAACGAGCAAATCGAAAAGAATGTTGCTCTGAATAGAAGATTAGCAGAGTCGGTTGCTGATGTAATCTTTGCAGATGTCGCTGAGGGTCTTGCACTTTCTCAGAAGGACAAACTCGCTTCTCTTGCCGAAAATGTTGAGTTTGATAGTGAAGCAAACTATCGTGAGAAACTAGTAACTCTGAGGGAATCGTATTTCCCAACAAATACTGGTACTCAAAGAGATGACTCCGAAACTTTATCTGAAAGTACTGATATCCAGACCCAACAACCACAAGTTGATGGAAGAATGGCATCATATCTTCAGACTTTAGGAAGAGTCGCTAAAATTTGATTTTTAAATTATAAACAATCAAACAAAAACTTCAAATAGGTAAAACAAATGCAAATGTACAATGCAGAACATTTGCAGGAGAAGTGGGCGCCAATTCTGGACTATTCCGGAATGGATCAGATCAAAGATGCACATCGTAGATCTGTAACCGCTATCCTGCTAGAAAACCAAGAAAGAGAACTCCGCGAAGAGCGTGAGTTTCTTTACGAATCTCCAACTAACAGTGGAAACTCTGCCGGAACTTCTGGAGGCTTCGGCGGAACCGCTTCGAGCCCTGTAGCAGGTTTCGACCCCGTTCTGATTTCACTAATCAGACGTTCAATGCCTAATCTGATCGCTTATGATCTGTGTGGCGTTCAACCAATGAACGGTCCTACCGGACTCATTTTCGCAATGCGTTCACGTTACACCACCCAAAGTGGAACTGAAGCATTCTATAACGAAGCAGATACTAGATTCTCTGCTCAGAATGCTGAAGGAACTCTTCCATCGGGTAATGTCGGTTTCGGTACTACTGCTGCTCAGTCAGGTACTAACCCAAGTGTTCTTAACGATAGTCCTGCAGGAACCTACAACGTTTCTACCGGTATGCATACCGGAGACTCTGAAGGTCTTGGTGGTGCTAGTTCGGCATTCAATGAGATGGCATTCTCAATCGAGAAAGTCACCGTTACTGCCAAGTCAAGAGCTCTAAAAGCTGAGTACTCGCTTGAACTCGCACAAGACCTGAAAGCAATTCATGGTTTGAATGCAGAAGCTGAATTGGCAAACATTCTCTCAACTGAGATTCTTGCTGAAATCAACCGTGAAGTCATCAGAACCATCTATAAGAGTGCTAAGGCTGGCGCTCAGGCAAATACTGCTACTGCTGGTACTTTTGACCTTGATGTTGACTCCAACGGTCGTTGGTCGGTTGAGAAGTTCAAGGGTCTTATCTTCCAGATCGAGCGTGATGCTAACGCTATCGCACAGCAAACTCGTAGAGGGAAGGGTAACACCATCGTTTGCTCTGCTGATGTTGCTTCGGCACTTGCAATGGCTGGTGTTCTCGATTACACCCCTGCACTTAATGCTAACCTGAATGTTGATGACACTGGCAATACCTTTGCTGGAGTTCTTCAAGGTAAGTACAGAGTCTACATTGACCCATATTCGGCAAACGTAGCTCCTAACCAATACTATGTTGTTGGTTATAAGGGTTCTTCGCCTTATGATGCAGGTCTCTTCTACTGCCCATATGTTCCTCTCCAAATGGTTCGTGCCGTTGGTGAGAACACCTTCCAGCCAAAAATCGGGTTTAAGACTCGTTATGGTATGGTTGCTAACCCATTCGCTAAGGGTTCCAGTGATGTCGATCCTGGCGTCATCACAACTGACTCTAATGTCTACTACAGGAGAGTCAAAGTTGCAAATCTCATGTAAGGTCATAAACCTAATGTGATTATTTGTATAAATAAGAGAGTCTCACGACTCTCTTTTTTTATGCAACATTTTATATACAAGACCATACATATTTCTGGAAAATATTATATCGGTAGACACTCAACTAAAAATATTAATGATGGGTATTTGGGTAGTGGAAGATGGGTAAAATCAATAAAAGAAAAATCAAATCTTTCAAGAGAAATACTTGAATATTGTAATAATGATAAGGAACTAATAGAAAAAGAAACTAGTTTAATAGAACAAAATATATCAAATCCTTTATGTATGAACTGGAACGATAAAGGTGTTGGTTGGTCATCAAGGTTTAATCCATCCAAACTAAATCCAAGTAGATTTGCTGGAGATAAAAATCCAATGAAAAATGAAGAAGTTAGAAATAAAGTAAGTGAGTCTGTAAAAAAAGGATATGCTGAAGGAAGAATTCATCCTCTACTAGGAAAAAAACATACTGAAGAATCTAAAGAAAAAAATAGACAAAAACATCTTGGCAAAAAACTTTCACCTGAAACTATTGAAAAGATAAGAAATGCCAATATAGGAAAGGAGCAAACAGATTACCAAAAGCAAAAAGCAAGAGAGGCAAATGAAAAAACTTGGAAAATAATCACACCGGAAGGAGAAGAATTCATTATAACAAATCTACGCCAATATTCCTTAGAAAGAGGTTTAGACCCAGGAAATATGATGCATGTGGCAAGAGGAAGACAAAAGCAACATAAGGGTTATAAAGTATCTAAACTAACTTAATCTACGAATCACTCTAAATAAAAATAAAAATGTCTTGCTCTTTTCCCAACCAAATTGATAATAGAAATTTTCTATCACCAGTTGGGTTTAAATTCTCACTAGCAAAAGAACCTAAAGTTGCCTTTTTTTGCAATACTGCAAGAATACCAGAAATTACATTATCACTTAATACTCAACCATCATACTTAAAAGATATTGATATTCCTGGTGATAAAATCACTTATGGTGATTTATCTTTAAGATTTATGGTTGATGAGAATATGGAAAATTATATGGCAGTTCATAACTGGTTGACAGGTCTTGGATTTCCAGAAACAACACGGCAATATAAAGATTTAATCTCCATAGTAAATGACGTAACAGAACCACAAGACTCCAAAAGAGCATTTAGTGATGGAAGTCTTTATATTTTAAACAGTAATTATAATACAACTGCCGTAGTAAAATTCAAGGATTTATTTCCAGTATCACTAAGTTCTCTTGAGTTTGATGCCACACAAACAGATATTCAGTACTTTACAGCAGACGTGGCTTTCAAGTATACTGTATACAACATAGATACGAGCGAATGAATCTTGAAGAAATTGAAAAAATGTGGCAGAAAGATTCTGTCATAGATCCCGATAATTTACACGATGAATCTTTAAAAATTCCTCAACTACACTCAAAGTATTATACGATTTATAATACGATTACTTTGCTTCGTGAGAAGGCAAGAGATACTTACAACAAGGTAAGATTAGAGCGTTATAACTACTACACAGGAAAGGCACCAGCAGAGGTTTATGTGGAAGAACCTTTCCCGTATAAAGTGAGAGAGAAAGACGCCATACAGAGGCATATGGATGCCGATGAGAGACTGAATAAAATTGATATGAAGATACGGTATTATGATACGATGTTGAAGTTCTTAGAAGAGATTATTCGTATGATTTCTAACAGAACTTATCAAATCAAAAACGCAATCGAATGGAATCGTTTTCAATCGGGGTTTAACTAAATAAAAATAAACTGCCTGTAGAGATGAAGACGTTTAAGGAATTTATAATAGAAGCAAGATCAAAAGAAGATGCTGAAAAATTACGCCAAACAAAAGATAATCCAGATGAGTGGAGAGTTAGAAATAAAGGTGGCGGACATCACGGATTGAACACAGTATCTGCTTTAAAGGGGCAAGGTAAAAGAAGAAGTCAGAATTTAAAACCACTCACCACAAAAGAATTAGAAGATCACGCAAAAAGAAATCTTCATCCTACCCCAACAAAAACAGCAAAAAGGGCAATTAGAATAGAGGGAGGTAGGAAAAGATCCCAGCGAGATGATGCTAGATCTAGAACTAATCAAACAGGTCAAAAACATGATGTAGATCATATTCAAGCTCAACCAAATAGAAGAAGTGAGACTACAAGATCCAGATTTCAATCAATTCATCCTGGAGATTCTTCTGATAATAGAAGAGTAATTCCAAGTTCAGAAAATCGTGAAAAAAATTCTAAAAATACTGAAAAAACAACATTAACCAGGGCAGGTGCTATTAGAAGGGCACTTCAAAGAGCAAGAGAAAATTAAAGGTTTAATTGACCAAATAAATATCTGTATCATAATGATATAGAATATGAGTCATTTGATTATCGAAAAAAAGAACGAAGTAAATTTACAAATTACTGCGGATCCTCATATCTATTATGAACTAAGAGATGCTTTTCAGTTTGAGGTTCCAAATGCTAAGTTCTCTCCTGCCTACAAGAACAAGTGGTGGGATGGATTCATTTATTTGTTTAATGTAAATACCAGAGAAATTTATGTTGGACTCTTAGATAAAATAGTTCGTTTCTGTGAACAACACGACTATACTTATGAGTTCAAAAATAACAAATACTACGGTCTTCCTTTTGAAGTCAATGAGCATATCTCAAAGGAAGGTGTAAAGGATTATATGAATTCTATTTGCTCCCACACTCCCCGCGATTATCAGGTAGAGGGAGTATACGACGCTTTAAGACATAATCGCAAATTATTGATATCTCCAACTGCTTCTGGAAAGTCTCTGATGATATACTCGATTGTGAGATATTACGTTGAGAGAGAACAAAATATTCTGATAGTCGTCCCAACGACATCCCTTGTAGAGCAGATGTATAAAGATTTTGCAGATTATGGGTGGGACGTGGGTTCATTTTGCCACAAGATTTATGCTGGAAAAGAAAGAGAAACTGACTCTCAAGTGATTATAACAACTTGGCAGTCTATCTACAAACTTCCCCGTCAATACTTTTCAAGATTTAACGTGGTCGTTGGTGATGAGGCACACCAGTTTAAATCAAAGTCATTAATATCTATAATGACAAAACTTTCTGATTGTAAGTATCGTTTTGGTTTTACAGGAACACTCGATGGTTCACAAACACATAAGTGGGTTTTAGAAGGATTATTTGGTCCTTCTTATAAGATTATTCGTACTGATGAGTTGATGAAGAAAGGTCACGTTGCTACATTAGACATCAACATTCTTCTATTGAAACACTCACCACATCGATTTGAAAATTTTGAAGAAGAAGTTCAATATATTATTAATCACGAACGAAGAAATAAGTTTATTCGGAATCTAGCACTTGATTTAAAAGGAAATACACTTATTTTGTTTTCTCGTGTAGAAGGTCACGGACAACCACTATATGATATCATAAATAACAGTACTACTGAAAATCGTCAAGTGTTTTTCGTTCATGGTGGAGTTGCTACTGAAGATAGAGAGCAAATAAGGGAAATTACTGAGAAGGAAAATAATGCTATCATCGTGGCTTCTTACGGTACTTTTTCCACTGGTATCAATATTAGAAATCTTCATAATGTTATTTTTGCTTCACCGAGTAAATCAAGAATCAGAAACCTCCAATCAATCGGAAGAGTTCTAAGAAAAGGTAATCAAAAAACAAAAGCGACTTTATATGATATTGCTGATGATATCAGTTATAAATCAAGAAAAAATTACACACTTAATCACTTAATTGAAAGAATTAAAATTTATAATGAAGAAAACTTTAATTATGATATTGTAAACATTCCGCTTAAAGACTAATGGGAGAAGAGTTTTATTGTATTTTAAAATTAGTATCAGGAGAAGAGATTTTTTCTTTAGTGATGGCGGATGAGAATGACGGAGATCCAATTATAATTCTTCAAAATCCAGTCATTATGAAAAAGTTTCAAAATCATCAAGGATTGCATCTTAAAGTTAAGCCATGGATTGAAATGTCTTCTGATGATTTTTATATTATTAAACTTGATAAAGTAATTACAATGACCGAAAGTAAAGACAAGCATTTAATCAATATTTACGAAAATTATATTCAAGATGATGATTCAACTGAAGTTTACCATCCAGAAGGCCGTGTTAAACCCTCCTCAAAGATGGGATATGTTAGTTCAG